CGCAGACCCCGCCGTCGATTTCCTTCTTCAGCGACATGACCAAGTACTTTTTATCGTCTGCGCGGTCCTGAATCAGTTCCCCATCCCCGACAGGAGCATCTGGCATGAACCAGGCTTTGTGAGTCTTGATTCGGGCGACAGGGGAGGTGGCTTGGGTGTTGATCTCGACGTACCCGTAGAAGCTCTCGTTGCGATCCAGATTTATGATCCGGGGCTCACCATCAATCGTCCCCGTCCGAGTTCTCAGGATTCTGGCGGATAACCTTGCTGCAAATTTGCTCATCCAAGATCCTCCTTTTAAAGCACCAGAATTTTGCGATAGCGGTCCAGAACCCTTTTAACCAGCATAGGGAGATCGTCGCTTTCGAACTTTTCTTCGAGGTTGTTAAACTTCTGGGCCGATACGCCCAAAGTCTCTTTGTCGATCTTGGTGTACTCAATAGCGACCAAGTAAGATGCCGCATACTTGAGGTCGTCCGGCATCTCTTCTTCAGCGAACCCCGCATTGAACGTAATCGAGACATTCCGCCTCCCCGAGGTAAATACGGTGCCTCCGTCCTTGAAGAGCAGGATTCCTTCATCTTCCGCTGCCGTAACATCGGAAGTCACATCCTCGAACGTGGTGTAGGTCAGATCCTCGTAAATCAGAACTTCCTCAACCGAGTTGATTGGGTAAACCCCAAGGTCCAATTCGGTGTCGCTGTTGCCGTTGAACTTCTTCGCCGTGTAATCCTTAGCCAGCATCGCCCAGCCACAGTAGTTGCTGATCACCCCGTCGATGAACAGAATCAACGCCGAGATGGTGCTGGTCTGCCCCGTGGTGAGTACATCCTGGTTCAGGAAGGTCTTCACATTTTCTACCGTGGTAAAGCTCATGGATTATTTCCTTTTGCCTTTGGGCAGCTTGGCTTCCGGAGTCTCAATCTCAAGGGCATCTTCTTTGTTCTCGGGCTCGAAATCCTTGTCCTTCTCGAAGGCGTCTTCTTTAAAAGTCATAGGATCGGATTTGAAGATGCTCGCGGGATCTTCGTACTGCGCCAGGATCTCCTGCATGTACTTTTCAGCCGCTGCAGCAAGCCTTGCGGTCTTCTCTTTGGAGTAAGCCTCGACATCCTCGATCACTTCGAGTTTCTCCGGGAAGTCAGCCAGCATTTGCGCTTTGTGCTCCTCAGAGATGTCCATGCCGATGGTGTCACCTCCAGGCCAAATCTCGAAAGACGGTTCCCTGTAGGTTTGTTTAGCTGCGAGTTCCATAAATCTCCTATATCCCTATGAGAAAGGGCGGGGGAGCTAAGGCCCCCGCCCTATTCACATCTGAATAGATTTTAGTAGTTGATGCCTACCGCACAGGTCGGGGAGGTAGCGGACAGGACTTTCTGGAAGTCGAGGCGCTGCGAACCGATCAGGCTCAGAGTCTGGTTGTACGGGTTGCGGAAGGTCTCCAAGCTGAACTCTTTGCGGTCGCCCCACATGTAGGCGTTTTTGTTAACCAGGACACAGGTGGTCTTGGTGTTGTTGCCTGCGGTGGTGTAGTCGTGCAGACCGGAAGCGTTCAGGCCCCCGAGTGCATCCGAAAGGTCGGCGGTGGAAGCTGCGTTCGCCAGCGGGACCAGTTCGGAGACGATGATCGGGATGTTGTCGAAGCGGCCCATTTCACCCTTCAGGAGGGTAGCGCCAGCCCCGTAGGAGTAGAGCATCTGGAATGCCCCACTGTTCCACGCGGTTGCCAGCATTTTGTTGTAGTCGGCCATGCTCACGACGATTGCGAGGTCAGACGGGGTTTTGCCATACTTGCCCATCGCGGTACGGAGGGAGCGCAGGTTGTCCGCTGTGAACCCGCCAGAGGCGAACGAAACAGCGGCGTTACCTGCGGCTGCATTGGTGGCATCGGCACGGATACCTGCAACCAGCTTACGGCAGTCAGTGGCGCCATAAGCACCGTTGGCAAGCAGGTCGCCGTTGATATCGCCGTTCAGGGACATGGTTTCCTGCGCGAGCGCGAAACCGTCGATGAGCTGCTTGCGGATGAACGGAAGCACTGCGACGATGGAGTCCTGCTCGAACTCGTCGGTGAACTCGATGTTGCTCATGATCTTCTGAGCGTCGAAGGTGATCTTGCTGGTTTTCGCCTTGACTTTGGTGGGCTCACCGGTCTCAGCAACGCCCTGAGCGATGGTACGGCCCGGGGAGAACGGCAGAACGTAGTTCGCAGCAGGCATATTCATGCGCCCGAACAGGTCGGCAATTTCCAGCTTCAGGAAGATCTCTTCCTGCAGGGTGCTGGAGAAGGCGGTGGGAATGAACTCAGCGCCGTTGGTAGCAGCGCCAGTGGTCATGGGATCAGCGGTGAAGCCTGCAGCTTTAAGCGCGTCACGATACTCAGGGGTGGCTACCAGCCTGCCGTAGGCATCGGTGAGGTGGCCCGACTTGGTACGCATAAGGGTGGACGCGATCAGAAGCTCATCCATCTTGCGCTCGACTTCGACATCCTTCTCCTTGACTACGTGCTGGTCAACAGCGAACTGGTGACGCTTCTCAGCGACCTGCGCCTGGAGTGCGGTCACTTTCTCGCTAAGCTCTTTGACTTCGGCGGTCTGACCTGCGTTGACTTTATCAGCCAGAGATTTGGTGATGTTGGCGACTTCGCCCTGGAGCTGCTCAAGAATTTCTTTACTCATGTGTTTGAATCTCCTGTGTGGTTTTGTGCTCTTTAGTCGAGCGCCTTTTTGATTTCTGCGAGCTGCTCAAGCAGTCCTTTGATGGTGGTCACTTCTTCCTCGCTGAGTTCATCTTCAGCAGGCGCCTCTTTTTCCTCGGTCTCTTCAACGGGAGCTTCCTTCTCCTCTTCAGTAGCTTCCGCAGGTTCCTCCACAGGAACCTCTTTGAGTTGCTCCTGAAGCTTGGCTACTTCTTCCTGAAGGGTCTTCATTGCGTCGGTAAATTCTGCAAGAGCCTTGGAGACAACCTCGGAAACGTATGCTTTGGCATCGACCTCGATTTCCTCCTCAAGCTTTGCGCCCATCCCGAGGGCCTCCAGGCGTTTGACCTCTGCCTCAGGCAGGGTGTCTCTGAGCGTAGAAACGAATTTCATTGCTACTCCTTTTTGTTCTTGAGTTTCATTTTCAATGGTGGGACAAATTTTTCCTGTTAGTTCACCTGCGTAAAAGCCCTCTTCATTCGGTAGGGATTTAATGATGCGGAAGGATGCGTCGGAGCACGCAGGTATCCCAACGACGCTGACCTCCAAAAGGAGGGACTTCGTGATGAAATAAAGTTGTTTATCCCCGACTTTCTTGAATTCGCCTGCAAGCGTTCGGAATCCGATAGAGAAGTAGGACAGGAGCCCTGACTTTATCCTGTAGAAATCTTCATCATCCATCGCGCCTTTGTGGATCTCAGCCTCGATGTAGAGGCCGTCCTTCTTCTTTACGACGTTGATGCCTCTGCCGATTGTTGCTTGGCGGTTGTGCTGAAGGAGGATCTGCGGATTTTTCTTCCAGATTGTTACGTCTATTCCTGAGGGAACGACGCAATCATTCACCAAATCTCCTAGAGCTTCCCCTTCTTCAATGGCGCCGGAGAAATTTGCGTACCCTGCTAGTTTGATTACTTCGGAATCTCCAGTGTCTACGGAATTGGGATCGTGAGGAGGGGAAGTGAGGGCCTTGACCTCAAATTTGGTCAATAGGTTGAACGTTTTATTTTCCATAATTCTCCTTAATGTACCTACCTATTTCTGGACGCCGAAAATGCGATTTTTTATTAAACTACTCAAAAATAACCCCACATTTCGTAGGTGTACCTTGGGTGGTAGTACTCCGGAGGCCAGGGGATGTCCCAGTCGATCTCCTCTTCGAAAGAGTTTTCTCGGATAATGGTTCTCCTAGTTTCTCGCCGCCACTCTTCAAAATTTCCTACTTCTTCGTGAGCGCCCGCAACAATAGCCTTAATTGAATTAAGTTTTTCTTCCCGCTCCGGAGTTAGAAACCTAATTTTCTTTTCGTAATCGTAAGGCTCTTTGTCGTTTTTGCTTGAATTACAAGACTTACAAAGCAGTTGCAGGTTTTCGGGACCATCATAAAAGTATTTAGAAATTGGAAATATGTGATCAACTGCACAACTGTCTTCTAGACATGACTTACAATAAACACACATACCTTCCTGCAATTGGTAGTGTAGTTGGATGTCTTCTGCCTTGAACTCTCCTTTAGCTTCCAACTTAGCGGCCCTACGTCGCGCAGTCTTTTGAACATATTTTTCGGGATTAGCCTCTCTGTGGGCATTTCTGTAATCCCTTAGGTAGACTTTGTTTCTTGATCTCCAGTTAACATTTGAAGCAATCCTAGCCACCTCCCTGCAATCCCAACAAAGCTTTCCCTTCGGTAAAAATTGTTTAGAAACCAACTTCTCCTCACCACACCTACTACAAACTCTCGTTTCTCCCTGCATACCTCTCCCTAAATTCAGATGTGAATACTTTAAGCCTTTGGCTTCTCTCCATTCACCGGTTTGGTCCCTCCAGGTTTTGCTCCAGGCTTCTTGTCGTTGGAGCCTGCGCCTTGATTTCCTACGTCTGCAGCCGGCATCAGGGCGTTACCAAATTGGCTGTTGTTTACCATGAGCACGTCCGCAAGAGGATCGGTGCTCTTAGGCAGGCCGATGACTGCGCGAGCTTCGTTGGCGGTCATCACCGAGCTACCCACCAGAGTCTGGAGGTACTTGGCTACAGAATCCTTGTCGTCCTGCAAAGCAACAACGTCTTTCAAATTGAACTCGAAGCAGAAAGCACCCAAACCAAACATCTCGATTTGGAGCCCACGATTCAAACCACTTTCTATCCTACGTAGCCGAGGGTTGATGCACTGGCGCCAGAAGGCGACCACTGCGTCCTTGCCTTCCTTGGCCCCAGTCCCATCTTGGCTCCCCAGGATGGACTCAGGCACCTTGTAAATTCCGAGTATGTCCTCACGGGACATCTTCTTCAGACCGGGGAAATCCAGTTCCTTAATCGGAGAGGACACAGCGCGATACTTCAACCCACCCTGAAGAATCCCCACTTTGTGGGCGTTACTCACTCCTTGATGAATCCCGCTCCATTCTTTCCTGAGCTTCTTCAAGAGAGTCTCACCGAGAACCTGCTCGGTCTCAAGGACCCCGACCGGAATAGCGCCGTTCACAAAATACTGGTTGGCAAACGCGATGCGGTTTTTCTCGAAGACAATAATGTCGGCAGCGGTAGCCAGAGGGGGCATCCCGTAGTACGGATCATCCGTGTCGTTGTACTTGATATGGATAATGGACTCAGGTGGGAACTCCATCGACTGCCCGTTGATGTAGTACCGATAGCCCTTGACCTTGATGGTAGGGTCAGGGAGGATCGCGACGTACTTCGGATTGAGGATATAAAGCTCGACTCCGTTCGGTCCCGGCTCCTTCAAGATGTAGACGTTCCCGCATACATCCAAGCACTGAGCCAACTCTTCGAGGAACTCGAACGATCCTTGGTAGGGATTAGGGTTCGAGAAGACCTTGTAGAAGGGGTGATCGGTGACCTCAGTTTTCTGCCCACCCTTCACTTGATAGACCTTGACTCCCAACCCAGACACAGCATCGGAGATTGCCGTGACTACCGAGTAGACAACTGGGTAGGACCTGATAGCCGTAATCGGGTTGTCGAAGATGGAAGGCGGAAGTCCTGAAGCGTATTTCGTTTGGCCGATGCCGGTGTACGTGATTTTATCTGCGGGGTTTTCCTTACCTGAATAATCAATCGGCGGGCGCGGAGGGGTTGAGTATACGGCTAGGCTAGGCTGCGATGCAGCTTTCTCTTTGAAGAACCATCCCATTTGGTGTCCTTTTGGGTCTGCTAAAAATTACAGCTTGAACCAGCCTTGCTCATAGAGCATCCGCTCGAACTCCTCTTCAGATGAGTCCTGCTGACCGGTTTCGGTTGTGATTATCGTCGCGTCAACCCTAGTATTTTTGATGAATGAAAAGAGGCCATAACGAAAGGCGTCGAAGAGGTCCCAGTCAGTTTTGTTGCCACCTCCAACAGGACCTTCCTTGTCTGGGGTGAAGGGTTTGATTCCTTGAGCCGACTGTTCCTTGGTCTGCTCGTCGTCCTTGCCAGTCTTCCAGATGACCGAGGAAAGCTGCCTTATGAGTTCGGGGCACTCAGTGCTCACGAGCAAGCGAGGCTTCCCGGTGATCTCGCTGGTCTGGAAGAAGAGCGTGTTGAGATTATTGATGGTTTCCCTTAAAACTTTCGCAGCCTTATTGAAATAGAGATCGTACTCCGTGAAGTCTGCCAACTGCTGGCTGGCGGCTGGGTCGGCAAACCGGATGTCAACTTGGAGATCATTCTCAGCCTCGAACTCGTTGATGTAACGAGCGTGCTCGGAGGTCAGAGTCTTATTCTTGGCATACTCAGCAAAGGCGAAGTAAGTGTCCAACTCCTCGACGTACATGACCCAGACCGACGCAAAATAGTGAGAGTAACCGGAGTCGATCATGTTAATTATGACGTTGCCCGAATGGAGCCACTCATAGAGGAATGGGTAATCCTCTGGTTTGTAGACGTTGCGTTCCTTGGTGAACTCTCTGCAAACTAGGCCTGCATTTGAAGTGAAGAGCCCGAGAACCTCCTGTTCGTAAATTTCAGGCGGGAGGTCCTTCTTCATCTGCTCAAGTTCTTCTCGTGGAATCGTAGGGTTCGCGTGGGTCGGGAGGTTGATGGACCAGTACCGAGGGTACTCGTCGGACTGGCCTCTTTTGTACCAGCCTTCTATCCAGTTATTTTCCGGAGAAGAAATCAGGACCGTTCTACTGAAGGGCGTGTAGTCGAGTAACATGGGTAATAACCCGCGCACAAGCACCTGCTCCTTGAAAACCTTCGCCTCGTCAACTATCAGTAATGACACAGCTTTTCCGAGAAGACTGTCGATGGAGTCGTTGGAGCCAACCCTAAGTTCGGCTCCATTTTTTAAGATCAACTCCATTGCTTGCTGTCGGTCGGCTACAATTTCGTCCTTGCCAAGTAGGTCCACTATTATTTTTCTAACGTTGTCATAGATGACCTGGCAGTTGGAAAAAGTGTAGGAAACAATCAAAACTCGGGCGTTGGGCACCAACATTTCTTGGGCGCCAAGTACAGACGCGATCACGGACTTACCCATACGACGACCGCAAATAGCTGAAATTACACGATATTTATATTCGAAGTCGAGGCTGATGCCATTTTCAAGGGCCATCTGTACAACAGATTCGGAAGGAGGTATTCTTTCTTCGTAAGCATCAATTATCTGCCATTGTCCGTCATGCGGTTCGAACTGTATTCCTGCGTCGTTCAATACTTCAATAAAGGCAGGCGTGGTTAGCCTGCCTTTAAACCTAAAATATTCCACAACTTCCGGTTTCTTCTTGGTGATCCTTCCCGCCCCGCGTCTAGCTCTTAGTTCCATCAATTAAACCCCATTTTCGATAAAAATATCGTCACTAGGGCGCCCAACACAGTTGTCAGAATCAAGGTGATGAGCCAATTCAGCTTCGACTCCACCTTGCCTGTATCCTCCTTCAAGCTCGTCTTCATCAAAGCCAGAGTTCCTTCTTCCGGCTGTGAGCACCTTGATTCGTGCTCCTCCACTTTCTC